GAAGAGTTATCTTTAAGGTATCGTTTGCCCAATATAAAACATCGTTTGTTAATTTATTAAACTCTTTCTTTGTTAGTGTAGTTGTTGATTTCAAAGATTGGTGCATTTCTCCATCAATCATTTCCTCTTTCATTAAGAATTTATATTTTAATATCTCATGAATTTCAGGTGCAGAATATCCAATTGAATCTCCGATTGTGTTCATCCAAACCCACCATAACTTATTTTGTTGGTTTGTTCTAACATCTTTCGCTTCTCTAATCTCAATAACAACTTTTATGTTATCATTTAACTTAGATAAGTCATTGATAAGTTTAGCTTTGTTATCGAATATTATTTTACCTTTTTTTATTTTTCCAAAGTATTTCAAGACAAGCAAGAGTTTGTGTTAATATATACCACAATAAAACAAAAGGAATGATAATAATTATTTGTATCAATACCATTGTTAAATTATAAAATATCTTTAACAAGTTCATAATACAATTGTAATAAAAATTATGTAATAATGTTTCACTCTTTGATTCTAATTTATTAACAATCAATTCTTAATTTTTAAACGCTCTTCAATTACTCGGTTAATTGTTATGATGCTACAATTAAAAATTTGAGCAATTTCTGGAATTGTTTTATCATATTTCAAAGTTTCAAAAATACGTTCTTTAGTTTTTTTGTTTAACTTTTTATAACTCTTTAATTTGTTTTTCATTGATATATTAAATCCATTATAAAATTAGCGTCCACATTTGTTGATTCACAAATTGTTTTAATTTGTTTCATTGATAATCTTTCGGGCTCTCGCATGTATCTGTCAATTGTCATTTCAGTTACATCCAAATCAATCGACATTCCCACCCTGTTGAATCCCTCTTGTTTTAACCATTTATGAAAAGTTGATTTGTCTTTTGTTTTGTATTGTTTTTTCTTAAATCTTTGTATTTTCATATTCTTAATATTATTGGTTCGTTATTATTTTCTTTATACAATTGCAAATGGTGTTCTTTGAGTTTACTTTGCCACGAGTCTTTTATTTCCCAGTTGTATTCGTTAAGCATGTAATCAAACAATCTATATAATTGTAGTTTTGTTCCAACAACTAAATAATCATTGTCAGTTCTTTTTGAATCGATGTATTTTGTTACGCCTCCCAAATCCAAACTTTCTTTTGATTCTGTATATCCATAAAACTTTGGTTTTAACCACCAATGTTCAACAATAATCTCTTCATTGTCAATCCAATCATTTGTAAACCAACTTTTTTTTGGTTTGTTGAGATTTGGTATTTTCATCGATTAATTTTTTTATAGTTAATAATCCAGTTTTGTTTTTACTTCTATATTTCAAACGCCTGTCAATTGTATAAGATTCCAAGTTGTTTTGTTTGTAAACATCTTCATCAATCAACTTTTTATGAGTTCTAAGCCACTTGTAATATGTTTTAACATTCAAAGCAAACTCTTCACTTTCTCGAATACCTGAGCGAAAAGATTCTTCCACATCTTTCCAACTAAGCATTTTCCAATCTCGAATCAAATCTTCAGCTAATGTTGAAGCTAGAATCAAAATATCCTTATCAGTTTTTGTTTGTCCAAGTTGAACCAATGTTGAACTTATCAATCCAATACATTTTTTAGTCAGTTCTTTCATTATATATTTTGTTTATTTGTTCGGATGTTAAACTTTCGGTTAATATTTGCAAAAGTTTATTTTGTAATTTTGAATCATTTGTTAAAGTATTAGCAATGATTCGAGCTTTTCCAACTGGATTGCAAGCAAACTCTTCTTTCTCTTTTTTGTTTTCAAATTTCATATTTCTTTTCTAATAGTTCCAATGCTCCATAATGAGCACTCATTTGATTTTCTATTTTAGAACGACTTGATTTTTTAGTTGTTCTTTTCCATCTTTTTAATCTTAGATTTAAATCCCAAGTTTTTTGAAGCTGCCATCTCATTTTTCCCTTTTTGTTTTTTTCGCTCCAATAATCAATAAAATTGTTTGACTCTTCTTTGTTTAAGATTCCAAGTTCAAAAACATCAATCGAAAAACTTTCTCTTGTGTGCTTTATTATTTTAGTATTTGTTTTAATTTCTTTATTTATTTGTGTGCACTTTTCAACATCTGGATTTTCCACATCTGGTTTTTTGGTAAGTGGATTCTCATAAACAAATAAATCCCATTTAAGGACTTTTCCCGAACTATCTCTTTGAACTTGACGTTCTACATAGCCTTTTTTATTTAACTCTTTTAAAATGGAGTAAACAGTGTTTTTTGACTCTTTAACAATCTTGACCAAACCATTAACAGAAAGTTCCCAGTTGTCTGGCAAAGACAAAATCAAAGTCATTAATCCTTTTGCTTTCAATGATAACTCTTTGTTTCTAATGATTTTATTTGAAATTATAGAATAATTTTTACTCTTTTGGATTCTTATAATATTCATTCAAAAAGAGTTAATTGTCCAACACCCCCAAACATTATGTCTTGACGCTCCAAACAATGCAAAGTTTTCATTTGAGAATAAATTCTTTGTCTTAAACTAATCAAACATTCATCAAGCTCTTCAATGTCTTTAGCAATAAAATATCCATTCCCTGAACTGCAAATTCCATTCAATAGATTGTTAATTCTTATATATTGAATTATTTTATGAACTCTTGCTGAACTGAGATTCATTGCTTTTTGAATTTCTTTATTTGTTACAGCGTTTTCTTTTCCGATTCTAACTTCCAAACCTTTGATAATCGGCTCAACTAATTTGAGCTCTTCATCAGTTAATTCATAAGTTATATTTTCATATCCTTTCAACATATTAAAAAGGAGTTTCTGATTCCTCTGGTTCTACTTTTTCAACTAAACTAATATCCCAAGCAGAAACATTCGTGTAATATCTTCCATTATATTCTTTAGAACTTATGTTCAACTTGACCTCAACAAAAGCTCCAATTTGTAGATTCTGTATTTTTTCAATTGTATCTCCAAATAAATCAATAGCAATGATATTGTTGAACTTTGCCTCTGTATTAATTAAGATTGGTTGTTTTTGCCATTCATTTCCATTTTTTGAGATTCCAGACTGGATGTCTAAAATGTCATGCAGTTTTCCTTGTATTTTCATTTATTTATTGTTTTGAAATTTTAACTCATCTTCTCCATAAGTGTTGGTAAGATTCATTGTTTTTATTATTACTCTTGCAAGAGCTCTCTTTTCTGCAATTTCAATTCTGAATTTTTGAATGCAGTTTTCTTTTGTTGCCGATGCATACGTTTGCATTTGTTCAACGCCATCAATATAAGACGTTGCTTTTATTACACAATTGTTCACATCAAATGACAAACATTCAAAATGAACTTTAATATTGTTATTGACTTGTATTTTTTCAATTCCACTTCTTTTGATTATACTAAAACCTCGTTTGTCTTTATAAACATCTTCTTTGTCCAAAGAGTTATCTTTATATAATAGATTTAATTTTTCTGATTCTTTCATAATATTTTAGTAAAAAGTCCAAAGTAAAAAGTAAGCAGAAACAAAAACAAATATTATTAAAAATAAAGCAATCAAAGCATCTTGAAGCTCTGTAAAATCAAACTTTGATATTTCCTTTATTGTATAGTTAGAATGTTTGTTTTTATATACAAAATCAGCTAATTCTTTTACATTTCTATATTGTGTAAATCCTGTTTCTTTGTGTGTTATTTTATACATAATTTAATTTATTTTAAGTTGCAAGTGTTTGTAATCTTTTATTAATTCATTCTTTATTCTTTGCCATTTATTGATTTGTGTTTTAACAAAGTATTCATCAACTGTTTCATTGTTTAATTCAATCATTTTTTTATTTATCAAAACAATTAAATCAACCAAATCGTCTTTTGTTATTTCGTTTTCTGAGTTCATGTATTTTTAATTCGTTAATTATTTAATTTGTTATTTTGAAATCATTTTCTTTTGCAACCAATAAAGCTTCTTTTTTTGTTGATTCAGCACATATCAAATCCAAAGTATCTTCTTCATAAATGCACCATAATTTTTCTCCATTAACAGACTCTTTTAAAAGATAAACTCTGGTTTTTGTGTTTGTGTAATTTTTCATAATTGTAATTTTAATTGTTTTTAATTCGTTATTAAAAGTTATCTCTTACAGCATTGCCTGATTCTTTCTGGCTTGTTGGAGCAATGCCAAATTTTCTTTTTTTACCCCACTTAATTCTGCAATGATTCATGGTAACCTCAGAATCAAAGTCAATTTGATTGCCTTTACTGTCAAAAACTGGGTGCCATACTTTTTCGTAATCTTCATCAAGAAATGTAATCCACGCTTTTTCAGGGTTTTCAAACCTCCACACTTTTTGATTTAATAAGTCAAGTTGAATTTGTAATAAACAAAGTTCAAGCTCATTGATTTCTCTAAATCCGCTAGCATTACTTTGTCGAAGCACATACTCTTTTGACTCAATTTTTTTTTCAATTTCTTCAATAAGGTTTGTAAGTAATGGAACGCCTCCTTGTGATTTTACAAGATTTGCGGTAAGGTTACCGATAGTGTTTAATGTTGTTTTCATAATTTTAATTTTAATTGTTTTTAATTCGTTAATTAATTGTAATAGACGCCCGAAGGCGTTTCGCTCATTGAGAGCTCATCAGTATTACTTTACTCTTTCTGCTTTTTGTGTAACTCTTTCAATGTATAATTCAGAAGCATGTTTTTTCCAATATTCAGCACTTTCTCCAATATGGTAAGCTGTAACAGATATATGATTTTCTGCTTCTGCTAATGTTTCAAAGTAAGATGGAGAAAAGCAATGACTTGGATGCGATACTCTGTAAAATGTTTTTGTAATTATTCCTAATTTTTTATCAGCTATTTCCTGATTTACTCTGTTGATAATATCAACCACTTTTTTTGAATCTACATTTTCTTTTAATTTCATAATTTTAATTTTATTGTTTTTAATTCGTTTGATTATGGCACAAAAATATAAAATATTTTATTATTGCCAAAGGTTTTTTAAAAAAATTTTTTTTTAATCTAGTAAATTAATGTTTTTTTGTGTGAAATTTTGTCAAAAATAGTGAACTAACCTCGCAACTTGGCCTGATTTCTTTTGATGAATAAAACCTTCAACAGCTTTTGGAACCCCTGTGAATCCTTTTCTATTGTGCCAACTATCTGTTCCACTAGGACTTCTCATGTATTCAACTGAAACTCCAATGAAATCTTTTCCATCTAGCCACTTATGTTTAACCTTGTGATGTATATGGTGCAAATACCAGTAACGATATTTTGTTTGTGCCCAAGCATGGGGATTCTCATTAGCCATCATTAATGGAAGTTTATCCATCTTTGCTCCATCTCCATGTTCTAATCCTATAAGGTTTTTTCCATAAACATAATATTTTCTATGATTTACAGATATATCAAAAGAAACATCATCTGAGTTCCTGAACCATGATTTTAAGGCGTGAGCTAAGTGAAACCCACTTTGATAATCATGATTTGACATGCAATGAATTACATCCACTGGAGCAATCTTTTGTAGTATCTCTATTGAACTAACATATAGTTTTAAAGCAAGCTCGAAATGTTGCCACCATTTGCCATCTGCATCCTGATTAGTTCCCGCTGTTGTTGTGTTATATACGTTATCAATATGCAAAACATCGTTTCCAATACAAAAAAGAATTTTATCTATATCAAAGCCTTTTGATTTCTCAACTATTCCAATGATTCCTTGCATCACTCTTTGATAAGCAATATCATTGTTGTAAGCGTCTTTTGTTTCTATTTCAACAGCTAATTTTCCAATGTGAATGTCTGCTGGATTTATAACCAACAAATGCTCCCCGCTAACCTTTTTTAATTTAGGATAACAAGGAGCATGATTGTCAATTAAATTTTGTATTTTGTTTAATATTTCAGATTCTTCAATTGATTGATTTTCTTTTGTAACAATAGAGAATCTTAACTCTCCTTTCATATTTTGCCAATGCTTTACACTAACAACATCTTTTTTCAAGATGCCTCTTTCTTTTAAGTGTAAATTTAAGGCAGTGTTATTGTTAAGATTTTTGAGTTCCGAACCTCTGTATTCGTTAATAATCTCAACTTCTTCCTCTGATAATCTTAAACGCTTTCCCGCCAAGTTCTATTTTTTTATATCAGCAAATCCTTGACCTAATATCAAAGCTCCAATACTCAACAAAACTCCTTGCAATTCCTCTGGATTCAATCCAAACTTTTCACTTAATAGAGTTGTTAAAATACCTACTACAGCGTACCAAAACTTTTTTGAGTTAAACATTGCTTGAATAACTACTGGAATAAATTTTTTCATTTTCATTGTTTTAATTATTTGAGCGTATTATAGCCCGCTCATTTAGCTATAAATCCAAAGCCGAGGCGTTGGTTTTTTATCTATATCAATATGACAAAATCCTTGTCTTTTTGATATTCCAATTCTTATTGGTAAATCCATTTTGCTTGCTATATCTATAGCCGTTCCAATAAAGATTGCTCTTTTTTCATCAGTTGTGATTTTGATGTCAGCAGCTAATCCTTTGCAGTGTGAAGATTTATCTGGATGCGTTGCTTGATATTTAGGATTCAAAACCAAAGATTGCTGTTTTCGTTTACATCTATAGCCTGAAGTTATAGCTAAGCCGAAACCACATGACTTTCTTATCTTATCCAAAAAATGGATAAAATCATGATTCATGTTTTGCTTGCCAGAACCTTTTCCACAACAACTGCAATCAAACTCACTAAACTTGAAATGTTCAAAACTCATTGGCACTTGCAAAAACCCTGACAAACTTTTTTGAATGTTAAATAATATATAATTTTACAGATTAATTTTTTCATGTTATTTTTTTTTAAATAATTTTACTAAAGAAACTATAATTGCTAAAATGATTGAAATTGTCAAAAGTATTTCATTGACTTCAGCCAAACTTAATCCAATAGCCCCACCATTTGCAATTGTCAAATCCATTATATCTTTTGTTTTATCTTTCATTTTAATTTTGTGTTAAAGTTACTTTTCCACCCCATATCCTGTGATTTGTGGATGAAACTAATATTTTTATCATTAAGAAATTTGTTGCTGTCGAAGCGATTGTTCCAATACTAATTGCAGAACCATTCGTTGTTCCCGTTCCAATTGTCGAACCTTTGCCATTAGCATTGATATTCATTTCGTAAACTTCAACAGTTTTTGTAGTGTTACTTCCATAAATATAAACTTCAGTTGCCGTTGTTCCACTTGGAATGTTAACTGTTGCAATAAGTTCTTGTGAAGTGTTTTCAACTGAAACTCCAGTGTTCGTTCCATCCCCAAAAACCGCCGGCGTAATATCTGGACTAGATGCATCATCATTGACCATGAAATCTTTTGGAAGTATTTTAACATAAGTTGTGTCAACTGCCGTAATACTGTAAACATTAGAAGTGTAATTGATAGGCCCTAGATTGTTTGAATCTACTGTCATACCAGCAATTTTTCCCTCTGTTTTTCTTTGATATTGAACAAACAAATTTTCTTTGTCAATAGATATTTTATCTCCAATACCTAAAGGGATTGATGGCGTTATTGATGTTATTGTCAAACTTCTAGCACCCGCCGAAGCGTCAGCAGCAATTTGAAAAGATTGACCATTAATCATGATTCTATCCCCATTTTTCAAATCAACCTTTGTTGCTGTAACTGTTAAGGATGTTATTGCACTGGAATCGCTTATGATTGTTGTTAACTCAGCAATATCTAAAGAATTACTCAATTCTTTTTTATTTATTTGTAGTGTATTTGGAAAACTTATCATATTATATTGGACTTCCTGTCGTTCCTGTGTTATTACTTGATGTTGTTGTTAATGTTGAACTAAAACCAGATGACGGGCCTTGATTCGAGCTTGTTGTTACTGATGTTGGTACATCTCTAAAAACCTGAACCCAATCTCCACTCCATTCATCTCCAGCTATATTATAAGAACATCTCATCATCATATATTCAACATTATCTGTGTCTTTTAACTTTGCTAGAGGATTCATGAATTTTAATTTTGTTGAACCTGAATAATATTTATCATTGACTCCAAGAGCTGTTGTTGTTGAGATTGTTGAAATCGGTTTGCTTTGATTGAATAAAATTGACTCTGACAAAAGTTCAATTATTTTTTTGTCATAAGTTACAGATGAATAAACATAAGCACTTCCATTCCATGTGTAAATGCTTTGAGCCCACTTACCATCTGGATTGACAAATACCCAAGAGGTTCCATTGTACACCTGAATTGTTGATGTGGTGTTTGCTCCAGTTCCATCTCCATAAATAACCTCTCCAATATCATAAACAAAAGTATTGTTTCCAGCTTGTGAAATTTGTGTTTGATTGGAAGCAATTCCAAATTGAGCCGCAGCAGAAGCAACTGGAACGAATTGAGAAATCAAAACTGGTGGGGATGAATTGTCGAGAGCATCTGTATAATCAAAAGAATAATTTGGAGGCGTATCTCCAAGAGAAAGACCAGATGTTGAACCATTCATATCAACAATTCTTCCATGAGAATATCTCACATTTGAATAAGCAGAATATCCCTGAGCTCCAACCTTAGTAAGTCCTGAAGGTGGCGTGGAATCATATCCAGTAAAAGTGTAAAATTTAAACTCCCAATCACCCTCCATTGAACTATCAATCGGAATAAGATTGTTTGTTGTGTTTGTTGTTGTTGTAGTTGTTGAATTGAACATTTCTAAAATAACTCCATTTTGACCAGTATTTGCTGGAATCCATTTTGTAAAGGAAACTCCCCTGTTATAGATTGCCACCTAAATTCTGCAAAAGTTGCTCCTTGGAATCTAAACATTGTTAAATTATCAGAATCGCCCCAAGCTGAATCCAAAGGTTTTGCGAGAATAGTCCAAGCCATTTCCATTTTTAAATCGGCAGCACTTGTGTTCACAAAATTTCCATAAATCTTGCAAACAAATCCATCTAATTCTTTTGCATTTGTTATTTCCATTGTGTTTTCAAACCCCCCAGTGTTTGATGTTTGTGTTATTTCTGAATAACTTCCAGTTGTTGGCCATGCTGTTGGTGTTATGCTTCCAGTGTTATGAGTAACAAATAAAGGATAGCCGCTGAAAACATTGATTCCAGCATTTTGAGAATAAGTTCCAGTTGTTTTCTTTATAGCTGGCAAAGCTTGAAAAGTAGAACCAGCAAGTTTTTGAAGTCCACCATTTGGATTTGTAACATTTTCAAATACCATGTTATACAAAGAATAGTTAGTGTTTCCTAAAAAGTTGTTTTGAGTTCTTGCTGAACCTGTATAAAAATATTCTCTAGTTGGAATATTGATTGGCGTTGTATAAGGTGCAACACCCGATTCGTCCGTGTTATATTCGTTTATTTGAATGAAATGAAAAGTGTGGTTCCAATATATCAAACGCATATTAAAGTTCTTGCAAATCTGTTCTAAAACATCATAACAATTCGGAACTTTCATGAATCCATTTTCGTCTCTTTCATAAAAAGGCCTCATTGATATTTTCATATAGACTAAAGGGTCGTCTGCAACTGATGGAGAACCATCCATATCTTCATTCCACCAATTAAAAGAAGTTTGGATTGTATAGTTTTCCAAATCGCCACCAGTGTCATCTTGGTCAAGTAACATTCCAACCCTATCAAGCAACATTTTTAACCAAGTTAAATTCCCTCCAATTGGCCTTCTATATCCTCCATTATCAAAAGTATCTGTTCGTGTGAAAGGATATGTTGGAACTGAACTATCTTCACTGTTTGTATCTCTAACAAAAGGAATCTCTTTTAGTGTTGAAATACCATCAATGAAAGTTAAAGTTTGAACATAAGGATAAGAAATATCTTCTTTTGTTTCAAGGTCAAAAATCATGTAACCCGCCCAAATCAAAGAACCCGAAGCATAAGAAACTCCTTTGTTTAAAGTAACCCAAAAATCTTTCTCTTGTTTTGATGAACGCAAACCATCTAAAAAGTTTTGTTGCGTTAGACTTTCGACCAATAAAGGAACGCTCATTTGTGAGCAAATTATAGTTGCGTTTTTGTCATCTGAGCTTGATGCTTCATAATCAATAACAGCACCCCCTCCAGCTAAAGTCCAAGATTCCGAAGCTCCCGTTCCATTCCACCAAAATGTTAATGTATAAGTTTCTTCAGTCATGCTTTTTACAACTGATGTTGCGTATTTATTTAATCCGTAAGCTGAATGAACTGCCATAATTTTTTTTTATATTGTTCTAAATCTACTTTGTTTTGTTCTTTGATTGGATAAGAATATGTCATTGCCTTTGATAACACCCTCAACAACAACCCTATCTCCACCATTCATGAATCCTTTTAATTTGTCAAGTGGTGCAATAACCTCTGGATTTGAAGCATTTGTTCCAATACCCTCTCCAATCAATCCAAGTGTTGGCCCTGTAACTAATCCACCCTCTGCAAAGGCTGGAATCAAAGAATTGAAAGCTGTTCTAGCTAAGCCCGCAGCAGCTCCCGCAACGACAGGAATCAAAAAGGGAGGCAGAAAAGATGTGCTTGTCAAAGCGTTTGTTATTGCAGCTGTAACTCCTTGACTAATTAAGCCTCCAATAACATCTTTTAGCATTCCTTTAACATTTTGAGCATATTCTTCAAAACTATCGGCCCCTTGTGCTAATTCATCTCCAAGTTTTGTCAAAACACTCATCATTCCATCTTCCAATGTTTTCAAATCCACATCAAAAAATTCTGCCATTTTATCTCCTAAACTTCCTAAAGCTCCCTCAAATTCTCGAACCTCTGTATTGTCAAAAATATTTTGTTTTGCATCAACAATTTTTTCTTCTAAGTCAAGCACATCTTTTCCATAAGCTTCATTGACCATCTTCATTTGTTCAAGATGTCCAAGCTCCTCTTCTCTTATTCTTTGATTAAACTCTTCTTTTGTTATTAAACCATTAAGAAGGTTTTCTTTTTCTGCAATAATTGCTTCTTTATGATTTCTTTTGAGAGCATCAATATCCACTTCATAAGGAGATGGGCCTGTTGACTCTGTTGGCGTGGTTGTTGTTGGAGTTGTAACTTCTAAATTTTCCAAGTCATCTGTTTTCAAATCAGTTACATTTCCAGTAACATCAACCTCAGGAGCATCTTCTTCAGTCATTCCAAGAATTTCTGAAAAATCTAAAGGCTCAGCATCAATCCCCTCTTTATATCCAGCTTTAAATTCATCAACAATTCCACTTCCATAATCTTTGAAAGCTTTTCCAGATTTTCTGAATCCCTCTGTAATTTTGTCAATGTCTAATGTAAAGATTCCAACTAATATATCTCCAACACCTCCAAGTGAATCCATAACCAAATCTTTCAATCCAGTGAATATTTTAACAGCAGCTTTGAAAAGTCCATGCAAAACCCCCCTCACTTCCTCAACGTTATTATATAAAATGACTAAAACTGTAATAAAAGCAATAATTGCTAAAACTATAACTCCAACAGGATTCGCAGCTAAAACCACATTGAATTTTATCATTGCGATTCTAGCTATTCTAATTGCTCTAGTTATAGCTATGAAAGCAGAAACTAATTGAGCAACAATTAAAATAACAGGCCCTAAAATTGCTAAAACTAATCCAAAAGTCACAATTGTATCTTTAGTTCCCTCATTTAACTTATCAAACTTTTCCATTAAATTCACAAGGAATTCAGCAAAACCTTGAACAACAGGTAATAATCGTTCTCCAATCTCTTCACTTAAATCGCTAAATGTATTTCCAAGAGCTTGAACAGGGCCCAGTCCCGCATCTCTTGCAGCTTCTGCTGAACCTCCATATTGTTTTTCTAACTCTTCTAAAATTATTGTTTGAGCTTCAGCTAGATTCCCTGTTTCAACCAAAGAATTAATAACTTCTTTTTGGTCAGTGGAAAATTGAATCCCAGCTCTGCTTAAGGCGCTTAAATTTGCAACAGGGTCATTAAGAGCTTTCCCAAGCATTATTGATGAACTTTTCAAATCTCCATCCAGCCTTGTTGCCAAGTCCAAAGCCAGTTCTTGAGTTTTTGCAAATTGTTCTCCAGTTATATTAGTAAAAGTTAATAGTTGAGCTGTTGCATTTTTCAGAATATCTTCATCTCCAAACAATGAAGTTTTCTGTAAATCAGAAGCCATTTTTTGAAGTTCTTTTGAAGTGAATCCAGCTACATTTGCGGTCGATTTTAAACCAGCTTCAACTTGCGCAATTGCTTTTTGTTGTTCATCAAAAGCTTTTAATCCAGCAGCACCAAAAGCAACCAAAGGAAGGGTCAGGTTGGTTGTTAAAGTTCTTCCTGTTTTTTTCATGGATTTACTCAATCTTGCAGCTCTTCTTTCAATCTTTTTTAGTCCTTTTGAAAAAGCATCAGTGTTAACTCCAACCTTAAAATTTAAAAATCCAACCGAAACTCCCGCCATTATTTTTTGTTTTTATATTCTATTAATTTTTTATGATACTCAGCTTTTGCTTGCAAAATTTCAAAATCTGTTTTTGAATCTTGATTTGTTTTTTTATCCCACTCAAATTCAATTAAATCTTTTGGCTTGTATCTTTTTCCTTTTGACACATGAACATTCAAAAGAATACAGGTGCTCCATCTTGTTCGCTCCCAATCGTTTCTTTGTCTTAGATTTTCCATCTCATAAAAACCCTCTAATTTATTAAAAAAATGTCTTGGCAACATATCATAAAATTCATCAACAGTCATATTCATTCTTCCAAAAGCAATTTTTTCCAATTTCTGCCAAGTTAACTCTTCCTGCTTTTCTTTTTTGTTATCTTGGCTTTCGACTTTTTTTCTCCACTTGACTCTTCCATCGCTCTTCCAAGTATTTCAAAAGCCTCTTCCATTGCATTCAAATTTCCATCAAATAAATCTGTAACATCAGCAATGGAATATCTAAATTCTTTTTTTGCTTTTCTTGCTCCATCTTTCATTCCACAATAAATCAATGCAAAAGCGTCATTAAAAGTTGTTTGTCCGTTTGCAAGTTTATTTAAATCTTGCATTGTTGAACCTGTTATCTTTGAGTATTCTCTTAATGCGTTGAATCCAAAGCGTATTGGATAATCTCTTCCATCAATTTCTAAAATTTCGTAAGTCATTTTTCTAAGTTTTTTATCTTTTCTGAATTAAAAAAACGACGCCACGCACTCAGAAAAGAAAACGCATGACGCCGCTTAAAAATCATATTAACTAATTGTTTGAGTCAAAGCTCCACTTCCTTGAAAAGAAACTGAATATGTTGCAGTATCTTCCATGGGTGCAGAAACACTAATTGAAGTAACAAAAGCCGTTCCTGTATAATTTACATCTCCAGATGCTGTTGTTCCAACTCCAAACTTTAATGTAAAAGATGTTCTGTTGTGTATGTGTAAATAAAGTTCATCTTCAGTTACTTCAGTTACAGTTGAACCATCTGCATTAGTATATAAATATAATGCATCAGTCGAAACATCAAAGTTTCTTATTCCTTCCATGTTCTCTTCCCATCCACCACTAGCTTTCGAACTAGTCGAACGTAGAGATTGATTAATATTAATTGTTGCGCTTGTTGAAAATCCGATTAAAACACCATCAACATAAACGCCAAGATTTGTTCCATTTATAGAACCATTATATGTCGCCATTTTGTTTAATTTTTAATTATTATTATTATTTATCCTTTTTTGTTTTTGTTTTCTTTTCCTTGTCTCCATAACCATTCTCTTTGAGCCAGTTATACATTTCAGAATCAACTTTGATGACGCTTCCAGCTTCAAAAGTTTTGTGGTTTCTGGTATATTTTTTTTCCAATTTAAATTCCATTTTTTTTAATTTTCATTATCAATCCAACCATTATCGGGGTTTCCAATAATTTCTGTTATTTCTACTAGATTATATGTCATTTTTTGATCAAAAAATTTTGGGGTTTCTCCTCTAAATTTTAAGATTGTTTTATCTCCATTCAAAGAATATCTTAATGAATCAATAGAATCCTCAATGACCATTTCAAAATCTACTGAATCCAACTCTTCTTTATTTATAATAACATATTTCAATTCCATATTAAATTCCTTTTGGCACATCTGCAACAAAATCGGCTTGTTCCATATTTACCATTGTTGCATTATTGCTTCCAATTTCATCGTTTATTGTTGGAGCTGTTGCAATAGGATTTCCTTCATTATCCCCATCTCCCATTTTATAATGAACTTTTATATTTGATATTCCAGCAACAGCGTCTGGATAGCCTCCATTGTATAAACTTGTAATTTGTGAAGCACTTAATTCAGCGTTGAAAACTGAAACTTCATCAATATTACCTTTCCAAAAATTACCTCCACTTAAATTAGTTCCTATTGCAGCCGAAGCAATAGTTCCTGTAAAAGTTCCACTTATTGCAGTTGTTTGAACCAAATCGCCATCAAAGTAAATTTTAATATTTCCAGTTGAGTTCCAAGTTGCAGCAACATGATGCCAATTGCCATCCCCAGAAATAAAAGTTTTTGCGGCAACATTAGCAGTTCCGCCAGCTTTGTAAGTTGCTCTAATTTGTGTTGCACTGTAATTGTAAAAAATTCTAATACTATTATTGTCATCAACTTTGTAAATAATAAATTCTCTTCCACTTGTAACAGCATCCATTTTAAACCAAACAGAATAACTTCCAGATGTTTTAATTGAATCCATTCCAGTAACTGGCAATGTTATTGATTCATCAACGCCATCAAACTTTGTTGAATATATATTGTTGATTGAATTTGTAACTCTAACATTAAAATCTAAACTCTTTCTAAATATTCCATCTTTGCCACTCATATCATCAAAAACATCATCAACTCCTTCAAAATCAATTGACTGGATTTCTACTCCATTAAAATTTCCTGAACGCCTATCCAAAGCAGTCCTTATGTAGTTTCCAAGAAAACTGGCTTCAGTATAACTTTGAGAATAAGCTGAAACCATCATTTTATAAGAATTAAGTTGCGGTGTTGTGCTCTTTTGTCTATCTGGCGAATCATTTACAATATCATAAATAACAAAAGGAAATTGAGAACTTTGTTCCATAACATTTGGAGCGATTCTAGTTCCCACAAGACCAGCAACAGCAGTATTATCAGACAAAATTTTGTATATTGCTCTTCCAACATTCATCATTTTGCAAACTTTTTAGCCATTCTAAGATACATTTTTTCTGCTTCAGGATATATTGATTTGATAACAGAAGGCCCTTTTGATTGAAAAGCTTTTTCCATGAATGGTTGTGCCTTTGATTTGTGTTTCCCAAAATGTTGAACCTTATCTCCATACTCAATCCAAGCCCCATAATATCCCCCTTTGTTTTTTCTAAATTTTCCTTTTACTCTTGGGCCTAAATATCCGCCATTATATTCTCTTGATGTTTTAGTTCTAAACCATTGAATTGAATCTCTTAAAGTTCCTCTTTTAATTTCAAGTTTTTTATTTGGAGGATAAGGAATGTCTTTGTCTGCAACCGGAGCGTTATTGAAAGCGGCTGTTTGTAAAGGTTTTAATGTTTTTTTCCAAATACGAACCCAAGCCGAATCAGTTTTCTTTTCGCCAACCCACTTGACCATCTTTTTGGCCATTTGCTCTAGTTGTTTTTGCCCCTGCATTTCAAAAGTTGCATCAGCCATTATTGATTATCTTTAATTGTTGTTTCTATTTCCAAGAATCTATCTCTTCCATCTATTTCTTTAATTCCATGAATTATGTAAGTTTCATTTTCATCAATATCAAAAATATGATAAGTTCCTAAAATTCTAACATCGCTCATGTTTCTCACATAAAAACAAACCTCAGTATTTTGAACGATTTGCTCGGAATCTTCTTTTCTATCTGATTTCTTATAATCTTTTTTTGCCCACAAAGTGTAAAGAGTTGCATAAGTTTTGGTAGTGCCACCAAAATCATTCTTAACACTTGTAAAATTTTTCACTTCAATTCTCCTATCTAACTGACCGATGCTTAACATACTTGAACTTTGAATTGATTTAACAAATATTGACTTGACAAAGGAAGTTCAGTTGCTGTTCTTCCAGTTATAACAGATTGTCTATTTTCATATAGATTTCCTATTGTCAAAAGGATTGCGCTTTTAATAGCTTGAGGAACATCTGCAGCCGTACCATATCCAACTGAATACTTGACTACAACAGCGTTCATTCTATCAGCAATTTCTGGATAAGCTTTTTGAACTTCCAATCCAATCCTTGCTGGCTGTGAAACATTGTCAACAATATAATTTGCAGCATCCCACGTTTGCAAACTATTATTTGAGTCATAATATTTAATATGAGTTATTGAAATTACTGGAGATTTATATAATTGTTTAACTCCAGCAAAGGTATCAGAATATTGTTCAACAACTGTTGTTGTAAAATATCTATTTGTATATTCTTCACAAGATTCTGTTGCAGCTGAAATCAAATTTGTTATCAATGCATCATCAGCACTTGAATCAATTTTCAAATGAAGTTTGACTTCCGAAAGAGTCAAAACTGCATCTCCAGCCGTTATAACTTTTAAACTTCTTTTCATATTAAATAAATAAAAAAAGAGCTGGCTGAAAACAACCAGCCCTTTTTAATTAATAAACCAAATTACTATGCTTCCAATGATTTTTGGAAAGTTGAAGCTTGAACAGCAGCGGCATCAACTAAACTTGTAATCACCATTCTTGGAACTCCAGTTGCTGAGTTAGTGAACGGGTCAAATAGTATGTCTAAACCACCAAATTGTGCAACATGCACCTTTGAAAAATCTCCAAATAAAACAGCATCTTTAGCAGCTGTTCCACCTGAGTTCAAATTAGATGTTATGAATGAGAAATATCCATTTAATCTTTTATCAGCGTTATCATATAATGCAGAAACATTTGAAACTTGTGCTAATGATTTAACTTCAGCATAAGCAGCTGGATTCAAGATATAAGCAATTCTCGCTCCTTCTAGAGCAACATTCGCAGCTAATAAATCTGTTTCCATTTTTTGGATAACAGTTGCATCAATAGCAGAAGTTCCAGCTGAAGTTGCATCTTTGAATAAAGAAGTTGGAGCGTTTGTTACATCGTCATTCGCTAAGAAAGCGGATTCCATTGTTGCAGCAATATTAGCAGCCATGTTTCTTTGTAGAGCCGCTTCCAAACCTGTGCTTTGAACCATTGATTCTTGACTCATGTTTACAATAGAGATTAACTTCTTTGGAGATAACGTTACAGCTGAAGTTGTTCCATTTGTTGAAACTGTACCAGATGAACCATCCTCAGAAACGAAAGTTGAAGTTATTCCTGAGAACACTGGAAACTTCATGTTGTTTATACCTCCATAAAAATTAGCTCCCGCAGACGTTAAAACAAGATTTGCTTCTAACTGGTCAGTGAAACTCATTGTTTGTGAAGAGTTTACATCCGCAGTGTCAACATTAGCTCTAGTTAAAATGCTTGATGGTATTCCAACTCCTTTAACAGTCCCACCTGTATAACGACATTCATTGATTGCTTCCTCATGAGCTTCCTTGATAACGCCTTCTAGTTTACCACTGTAAGCAGCTCTTACAGCTGATTGAAAAGTAAACTTTTCAAGGTCCTTATCAACTTTCTTTGAAACAGCAACTCCAGAAACTTTTGCAGCGTTTCTCAGGTTACTTTCTATTTTTTCAGCTCTTTCAATTTTAACATCAACTTCATCAATCTTTGAAAGGATTGAATCCATCTCGTTGTTTTCTTCTGAAGTCAAATCTCTTTCTTCAGCTTTACAAGTTTCTTTTATAACTTCTAGCTTTGAAATATAATCTGACCTCAATTCTTTTAATTCAATACTTGATTTCATTTTATTATTTTTTATTATTACTATTATTTTCGCTTTGCAATTTCAATTTTTAGTTTAGCCAGCGAACGCTTCACCAAATCGTTTTCTTCATCTTTTCTTTTTATTGATTCTTTATATTTTTGGAGCCCTCTTTGTGCAATTACCAAATCAGAACTTGCTTCATTATAGGCTGGATATGTTACTGAACTAATATCAAATAATTTATCAATTTTGTTTATTGTTCTAATATCATTTCCATTTTCATCAGTTGTCCATGAATCTCCACCCTCTGCAATTGTAAAGGCAAAAGAAGATTGACTTATGTTTCCATTTTTAAGATTGACTCCCAAATCTCTTCCATAAGTTGTGTCTGGCAATTCATAAGAATATTTCAATCCAGTTTCATCAATTGAAAGATTAAGATTCCCCTCACCAAACTTTGAACGCGCTAATATCAAGTTCGGGTCATGATTGATAAGAGCTCTAACATCTGAATTTTTTATTGTTTCATCAGTTATTGCAGTTGGAGAAATGTATTCAAAGAAGCCTCCTAAATTTTCGCTTCTACTGTTAAAAACACTTCCATATCCAACAACAACATCTTTATTGTTTTCAGTTGTTTCAACTCTAGTTTCTAAATTGTATATTCTTTTTTCCATAATATCATTATATTTTTTATCCCAAATATTTGTTATTTGTTTTCTTTCCTCTTCCTCTTCCTCATGATGATAATTGTTTTCAACTTCTTCTTCAACCATTTCCATTTCTTCATCTTCAGGCTTGCTCATAACTTTCAAAGCCTCTTCATGATTTTCAAATGGCATATAAACTTCTTTTTCATCTAGCATGTGAATGTGAAAAGAAGGCTCCCCGCCTAACTCTTCAGCCATTTTTTCCGCTTCTTCTTTTGAATCATATAAAGGAAGTTCAATTCCATCTGTTATCATTGAACCGACCTTTGCTCTTAAATTTTTATCTTCTTTCATTTTTTCAACAACTGGATGATTTGATGGTAATAAATCTGTATCATGCTTTCCACTTCTGAATTTACCTTTTTTCAAAGCATAAAGGAAACTGTTAACGCGCGCCAATGCCCACTGCTCAGGACTTGAAACACTTGGCCTCACTGAACTTGGATTTGTATTGTAAGCTCCCACGCCCCTATCAAAAACTTTTTCTAATGTTTTTAATGAAACTTTTGCATTCCAATCAATATTCATATCAGAAACCTCTTCGTTATGGTCTTTCATCTTTTTTTCCAAAGCCTTTTTTATTTTTGCCGAAACTCTCTCTTCTTTCTCTTCCTTTTCTATTTGGTTTCTTTTCTTTGTTGACCAGCTCATTCCAGCGTCATCGCCCCAAAGCATCCAAGCTATTTTTCCAGCTGATGGAAAACCATCTTCTCCAAGTTCAAATCCCTCTGCTTGTTTATCAACTTCATGTCTTTGAAAGTAAGCGTACATTTTTTTAACTCTTGGGATTGTTAACTCGTTAGCTATTATCATTCTAGCAGTTTTCACTCCAACCTCAGTTCCACCTCTTCCAAATTCTTTTCTAAGTTCCAAACCTCTTTTTGCCGCTTCAACCATTCCTTTTGTTGGCGTCAAATCAATATCTTCTAAATCTCTGTAATAATTTTCATTATCTTTTTCAGCCTCTTCTTTTGAGTCATATTTACAAGCGCCAGTTTCTCCCCACTTCCATTTCCCATTTTCACATTCTTTTGCTGGCATTATAAGTTTTCTATATCAGTTAAATTCAAAGGGATGTAATTGTTATCCCCTCCCTCAACTCTGTTTAAATCCTCTTTTCTTCTAACTTCATTTATAGTCATGAATCCATTTGTGATTCCAGCTTTATAAAAATCAGTTCTGTCTTTTATGTTACCTCTTAACAATGCGTTTGTATTGAATTTAACATACTCTTTTCCGATTTGATTTCTTCTAAATAATTTCATGTTTAACTCCATTTCAATCTTTGTCAAATAAGGCATTAAAGTATATGTAACAAATTCTTGAGATTGCATTTCAATATTGTTAAAACTTGACTTACTCAAATCTTTGAGCATGTGTGGCGGGATATTAAAAATTCGAGCAATTTCAGTTATTGAAAAGTTTCTACTCTGGAGGAACTGGGCCTGTTCTGATGAAATACTTATTGGCTGATATTCAAGTCCCTCTTCTAAAACTGCCGTTTGATTTGCTCCACTAAGTTTTGCATAATTATTATTAAAAGATGAACGCAACCTATCAATAGCCGTTTCAGATAAACTCCTTGATGTTTTCAATATTCCAGAAAGTTTTGCTCCATTAGCGAAAAATGTGGCCCCATACTCTTCAACGCTTTGTCCCCAGCTTATAGCATTTGCGTTTTGTTCTATTGGACTTAAACCGACAATCCCACCCTCAGTGTGTGTTATTCCTTTTGTTGCGTTTACATCTGTTATTAATTTGAAA